TATATTAATGTCTAAAAAGAAAGACCCAAGATTAGCAAAAGCAGGAGTAACTGGTTATAATAAACCAAAGCGCACTCCTAATCACAAAACTAAATCTCATGTTGTTGTGGCTAAAGAGGGTGACAAAGTAAAGACTATTCGATTTGGTCAGCAAGGAGTTAGAGGTGCTGGTAAGAACCCAACAACTGCAAAAGATAAGGCTCGTAAGCGGTCTTATTATGCACGACATAATGCACAAGGTAAACCTACAACAAAACTAAGTGCAAAATATTGGAGTCATAAAGTTAAATGGTAAAGAGGGTAATAGAGAGGATAAATAAGTGGACCCCATCAGTACAGGATTGGCAGGTATTGCATTAGTACAAAAGTCTGTTGACTTTATTAAATCTAATATACAAACTGCAAATGATATTAAAGATATTGCTGGGGCTATTGACGGATTGTTTCAAGGTGAGAAACAAATTCAAAAAGATAGGTTTGGCGATAAATCTATAATAGGTCAAACTAAAGATGTAGCAACAAGTGTTATTGATGCAAAGTTAGCTCAAGAAAGTATGGATGAAATGAGACAGCTTGTTGATGCTAGATTTGGATTTGGAACATGGCAAGAGATTATTAATGAAAGAGCCAAGCGTATCCAAGAAGAAAAAGAAGCTGAAAAAGAAAGAGCTAGGATAGCAAGACAGAAACGTCAGGAAATAGTAGATAACTTTCAAACAGCTGGTATAGCTGCTGCTATTATAGGTGTTGTTATATTAGCAATATTAGTATATTTTAAACTAGGATAATTATGGTTGTATCAAGAAGCTCTATATCACAACAAATAAAACGCCCTCCCTCTAAAAAGAAAAAGAAGAGGAATAAAAAGAAAGCAAGGAGACCATAAATGGCAACATCAGGTACATATAGCTTTTCAATGGACATTGATGAAGTAATCCAAGAAGCTATGGAAATGATAGGAGGCGAAGCTACACTTGGCGAAGAACCTCGTTCTGCTCGTAGGTCTATTAATTTGCTTTTACAAGATTGGCAAAATCGTGGTATTCAACTCTGGACAATTGGTACTACTGCTGTAACTGTAACAACAAGCACAACTAGCTATGACCTTGGTTCAGAAAACATTGATGTACTTGAAGCTGTAGTAAATAGAAGTAATATTGACTTACAGCTTGAACGTATTAGTATGGAGGAGTATTTAAAAGTTCCTCGTAAAGGACAGACAGGCAGACCAACACAGTTTGCTGTTAGAAGAGAACGTGATAAATCTGTTGTATTCTTATGGCCTGTTCCTGAAAATAGTACAGATGTTGTTAAGTTTGAAACTGTAAAATATATACAAGATGTAACAAGGTCAAACCAAAATGCAGATGTGTCTCGTAGATTCTTACCTTGTCTTACTGCTGGCACAGCTTACTTTATGTCTATGAAACGACCCGGTGTAGATGCAGGACGTATTCAAATGTTAAAACAAGAATATGAAGAAAGGCTAATGAGGGCGCAAGAAGAAGATAAAGAACGTGCAAGTATGTACATCACACCTCGTCTGAACTATGTATAATGGCAAGGAAAACATTAGGCATCTGTGATATTTGTGGTTTTCGCTATGAACTACGTGAGCTAAAAAAGAATAGTTATGGAATGATGGTTTGTCCTGCAGATTACGAAGGCAAATATGATTTAAACAATCATCCTCAAAATAGAATAGCTTCTGTTAAAGATGATGAAAATATAAAGGATGCTAGACCACAAAGACCTGCTTTAGTTTCGGCTGTTCCAGTATCTGCGTGGCTACCAAGTATTTAAATGGCTCGTGGTAAATATACAAAAGCAGAATGTGATATTTGTGGATTCTCTTTTCCAAGAAGTAGATTACGCAAAAATAGTTTTAACTTGTGGGTTTGTCCTAATGATTGGGATGGGTCATACGATAGAGTAATACATCCACAAAACAAATCTCCTGACTTACGTGATAATAGTCAGTATGTAATGAATGCAAGACCAGAGCCTAATTTTGACCGCAATGTAAATTGGGAAGATGCAGACCAAATTCATACAATTATTTATCAGTATGAGTTATTAGATAAGTATTGGAACGCAGTATAAATGGCAGATTTAACGGGTAAAAAAATTGCAAATACCTATAAGGATTTGTTACAGATTAATTCTAGTGCTTCTAATAGTGGTATAGATGAAACACTTCGTCGTGTTCAGGATGGGGCTGGTACTAACTCTTCATTAAAACTTTCTCAAACTTCTGCTGCATTTACAGGTAATGTAAGTGTTGCAGGTAGTTTAAAAGTTACTGGTACATTTCAACCAACTAATATACAAGCTACAAATATTGTAGCTACAAGTATTACAACTGATTCTTTAAATGCTGGTACGCTTATATTTCAAGATGTAAGTGTAAGTAGTCTTAGAACTGGTAATTTATTTGCTACAACTGTTAGTGCTGGCACGATAAGTGCAACAACAGTAGATGCGACAAATATACTGGTTGGTGGTGAACCTGCTGCTACATCTTCTACAGTTGCTGCACTTTCTGCTACACTAGAAACACGTATTGCAGGAGTATCCTCTACTTTTGCTTCAACATCTGCGACACTTAATACACGCATTGATGCTGTATCTGTTCTCACTAAAACTAATTTAGATGCTATATCATCCGTTAATACAATTGCATTAGCGGCGGCAAGTGCTGGCACATCAGCTACTTTAGAAACACGTATAGCTGCTGTAAGCTCTACTATGGCTACTAGTATTGCTACTGTATCTGCTGCTCTTGAAACACGTATAGCTGCTGTAAGTGCAGAAGTATCTGCTGTAAAAGCTTTAGTAACGGCTACTAATGCTTCTGCTATTGCTGCTAACACTTCAGCTATAGCAGTAGCTCAAACATCTATTGCTGCTAATACAAGTCTTATTACAGCTTTATCAGCTACCTTAGAATCACGTATTGCTACAGTTAGTTCTACTATGGCTACTAGTATTGCTACTGTATCTGCAACACTAGAATCAAGAATAGCTGCAGTGTCTTCTACCTTTGCATCTACATCAGCAACTTTAAATACAAGAATAGATGCTGTATCGGTATTAACTAAAACTAACCTAGATGCTATTGCATCAGTAAATACTATAGCAGTAGCAGCTGCAAGTGCTGGCACATCTGCTACACTAGAAACTAGAGTTGCTGCAGTATCTGCATTAGTACCTGCACTATCTGCTACTATGGCAACTAGTATTAATAATTCTAATACAGCTATTGCTGCAGTATCAGTATTGACAAAAACTAATTTAGATGCTATAGCGTCTGTTAATACTATTGCTCTTGCAGCTGCTAGTGCAGCAACATCAGCTACACTTGAAACTAGAATAGCTGCAGTATCTGCTTTAGTTCCGGCTTTGTCAGCTACGATGGCTACAAGTATTAATAATAGTAACACACAGATAGCTACAGTATCTGCTTTAGTTCCTTCACTATCAGCTACAATGGCTACATCTATATCTAATGCAAACGCTGCGGCTGTGGCATTTGCCATTGCATTAGGATAACTTTTGGAGTATAATAAGCTATGGCTAATTCATTTAAAATAAAAACAGACACAGCTGTTGGAACAAGTCCAGCTACTATTTATACTTGTCCTAGTTCAACTGAAACAACTATTATTGGTTTGTCTATTGCAAACATTGTTGCTTCACAAATTACTGCTGATGTACAATTGGAAAATAATGATGGCGATAATATTTATTTAATTAAAGCTGCTCCTATTCCTGTAGGCAGTACATTAGTTGTCGTAGGTGGCGACCAGAAGGTTGTCATGGAAGCATCAGACGTATTGAAGGTAACAACAAACACAGCATCTTCTGGTGATGTTGCGTTGTCTATATTGGAGATTACCTAATGGCGATTAGTAAAATTACATCAGATGCTATAGATGCAACTGGTTTTAATTTAGACAGTAATACACTGACTATTGATGCCACAAATAATCGAGTTGGAGTTGGAGAAGGCACTCCCCTTGCAACGCTTCATGTGAAAAATGCTACTGATATAAACATGGACAATAATGCCGCAGGTCAGTTAAATATTACAGGCAATGGTTACACTGGTTCAATTGCTCTTAATGCAACAGGTATGCAGATATACCACAACTCTGATGTGCGCTCGATAATCTTTGGAACCAATGAAACAGAACGTGTACGTATCCAATCAGGCGGCGGCATATCATTCAACGGCGACACTGCTTCAACGAATGCACTTGATGACTATGAGGAAGGAGATTGGATACCAACTCTTACTGGTACTGCTACTGCTTTAGCGGAAATTCGTCATGCTTCTTACATTAAAATTGGAAGAAAAGTTACAGCACAGGCTTATCTAATTTTTGCTACTGACACTGATGGAAGCTCAGTAAAAATAACACTGCCATTTACTAGTCACAATGTATCAAGTGGCTGGCAAGCAGGTGTTATAGCATTTAATACTGGATTTACTGGTGACCATGTAATTATTGCTCCAAACTCAACCAACATGGAAATAAGGCGTGGAAGTGGTGGAAGTGCAAGGCTTTATTCTGAATATAGCACTAAATCTATAATTTTTGGAATTACATATATAACGGCTTAACAGGAAAACAATTAATGGCATACATAGGACAAAACGCTGACGGAAACTTCACCACATCGGTATCGAAAGATACCTTTAGTGGTAACGGTTCTGCTACGGCATTTACTTTGTCCGAAGCCGCAACGACAAATACTGTTGATGTATTTGTAGAAAACATACGGCAAGAGCCGACAACAGCATATTCTGTAGATGGCACTACACTTACATTTACAGCCGCACCTGTAACAGGCACAAACAATATATATGTCGTAAATCGTGGACCGATACAGCTTTCTGCAAGTCATCCTGCGGCACAGTCTTTGTCTGCTTTTAGTGCAACAATAACTAATGATTTGACTGTTGATACTAATACTCTTTTTGTAGATGCCTCTGAGAACAAGGTGGGCATTGGAACAACAACAGTAACAGATGCAGGCGTTGCTATAACACCAAGCGTTACTCGTGCAGGTGGTTGGGATGCACACCTTGCTTTGCAATCTACAGCCGCAGATGACTTTCCTGCTCTTTTGTTTTCTAATGCGGCAACAAATAGGTATGGGGGTATAGTTTCTACAAATGACGCATCTGGCAATGTTGCAAATAATGCCACTGCGGCAATAGACTTTCTAATGACATCTTCAACAGATGGTAATATTAATATCAGAACCAATACTGCCGTTGGCACTAGCGCACCCGTATCAAACTGGCAGTTTACGCATGACGGTAATTTAAAAGCACTGGTAAATGGAAATGGGATTGATTTCAGTGCATCTGCTGGTAGTAACGCATCATCATCTGTATTAGACGACTATGAAGAAGGGGCTTGGACACCTGTTGTAGCGGCAGGGTGGACAAGTGTTACGTTTCCAAATTCATATCAGTTTGGTAAATATCAAAAAGTTGGAAATGTTGTAGAGGCTTTCTTCTTTTTACAATTTAGCGGAACAAATGCGGGAGCGCATGTGCAAATTAATGGGTTGCCTTATGTAGCGGTAAATGAAACAGCAGGAGCTTTAAGAGGTGGTGCGCTAACATACTTTAATATACCAGTAGATTCATCGGGAATGGTTATGCCTTATGTGTTTCAAAACGCTACTAACTTTAGGCTTTATGCAGGTGATGATGGCGGCGCAAGCACTTTATCAAATGGCAATGCAAGTAATGCCTTTTTGATTGGGTCAGTAAGATATAGGGTAAGTTAATTAACCCGTCTGGAAGTCGGGTTGGACAGGTGGCAATCCCGCCACGATAACACAGGAGACTAAAATGAGTTTAACAAAAGAATTTGAATATGACTGCGAAGTAAGGGGCGAACATAAAAACGTCCAAGTTCGCAAGGCAACAATCGTGAAAGACGATGGTGCAGAGATAAGCCGCACCTACCACAGACACGTTTTGCATTGTCGCACAAAGACAGGCGATACTTGGGGTGATACAGACATCTCTGGTGAAGATGCATCAGTACAGGCGGTGTGTAACGCTGTGTGGACAGACGATGTAAAATCAGCCTATGAAACATTTGCGGATAATCAAGGGACACTCTAATGACTAGACCAAGAGACATAGCCGATAGCATTAACCGCATAAACAGCAGTGCGGCTGACGCTACGGCTGTGACTATTGATAGTAGCGAGAATGTCGGCATCGGGCTTACTGACCCCGACACACCACTAGAAATTCAACGTGGCTCATCAGGCAATGCTTTAAAACTTTCATCAAGTGCAGATGGCGCAAGTGTTTTTCTAGCTTTTGAGCAACAAGAAAGTGGCACTAAACATGTGCGTGGGCGCATTAGGGCGGCAAGTAATGGCGTTGAGGGTGGGCTTATTTTTGAGACAGGTGCGTCTAGTTCTACAAGTGAGCGTATGCGTATTGATAATTCGGGTCGATTGCTGGTAGGCAAAACAACTAACGCAATTGGTACAGCAGGTCACACGTTACAGGATGATGGATTTTTCTCCGCAACAAGAAGTGCCTCTCAGTGTGCAGGATTTAATCGTTTATCAGACGATGGTAATGTTGTTGAGATTCGCAAAGATGGTACGCTAGTTGGCTCGATTAATTCTCGTGCTGGAGAATTTATTGCTATCGGTTACAGCGACACATATCTTGAATTTAACGCTGGCTCAAACCAAATAAATCCATCAACAGGTTCGGCGGGTAGAGATAACGCTATTGACTTGGGTTCATCAAGTGCACGTTTTGATGACATCTTTGCCACCAACGGCACAATTCAACCATCTGACCAAAATGAAAAACAAGACATTGCCAGCCTGACATCCGCAGAGATTACAGCCGCTAAAGCTATCAGCAAACTGTTCAAGACCTTCAAATGGAAAGATAAGGTTACATCAAAAGGTGACAGTGCCAGAACACACGCTGGCGTTATCGCACAAGAGGTGCAGTCGGCAATGAGCGATGCAGGGCTTGATGCAACTAAATATGCCTTTTTCTGT